GGTAGATATCGACACCCTTTTGAACGAAACCGTTCAATAATGGTTCGACAGCTATGGACCGATGGGTCCGTACTGTCTTTGGTACAAAACTGATTTTATTGTAGTTAACCAACTCGATCCTTTCGCGTAACTTCCGGGAGAAGATCTCCGGGTCGATACAGACAATTCCATCACCTAAGATGTAGTGTCTTAACTGGTCGTTAGACCAGAGAGCGGAAGAAGCGTACGGTAGTGCTGTAGGTGTCACGGACCAAGATTCGGCTAACAATTTTCTGCCGATATTGGTCGCATTTCCGTGAACACCTACGGATGCACCGCCACTGAAGTCACACTTAGAGAAGATAGAAGGAAGATCCGGAGATAAACCCAGAACCTTCTCAATCCATCTTCTTGCAACATGAAATATCTCATGATGCTTCGGACTTCGAGCCCTTGCGGCTCGAAATCTTCGATTTACCCATTTACATCGATGCTCTGATGTAAGAAACTTCTCCATTGCCTTGCGTAACGGGTCAATCCCGTACGCGGAGGTGTTTGGGAAGGGATATTTACGAATAAGTGCGGCTACCTGATTCGCAGCGAAATGCTCTGCTTTAGCGGGATACACTGTACCCGCGAGTGAATCAGCTATGTCTAAGAGGCGAGGAACGTCGCGCGCACGAATGACACCGTGCACGACACGCCCCCAGTCCCAAGACATACAGTTGGACTCTACGGATTGCCGAAGAACAGACCAATAGATAGTCTGTGAATCGAACTCAGGCCAGCTCTTCCGAGTGGCTCTTTGCTTTTTGGGGAGCATTGCATTCTCCAAAGTTACCAGATGAGGGTTTCCCTATATCTGGACGGATGATCAGAACACCAGCGATGGTGACTGATGTGAGAAGTACTATCGCAATTACTGCGAATAGTACAATAGGAGTCGAGTTATTTTGTGACACGACATCGCCCATGTTAATGGTTGAGGTCGTGCTTCCAAGTAACATCGTCACCTTCACTTGCAGCTAAGAGAGCTGCAACATCCGCATGCAAAGTATCGGCGTCGCTTTTCGACATACCGACTGGGTACGAGACACTGACTTCGATTATCGCGTCGGCTTTCGTAGAAGCGCCCGTGGCGATCGTACGTGTGAGCTTGATCGAAGACTTGGCCACACCGGCGAAGGACGCGTTACCTTTGGGCGCAGAACGCTTGAGGGTGATCGCATCTTTCGTTGCAAAGTCAGATGCAGGACCCGTGTAAACGGCTGCATTTGCGCTTTGGTGGCTGTCAAGGTTATAAGCCTTAGTGTTGACAGTAATAGTCATATTGTACTCCGTTAGCCTAACCCTTACGAGATAGGTTGGTTATAAGAAGAGTAATGAGATCCAGGTTTCGAGTGTCACCTAAAAGGTTCCGTAAAGGACCCAAGGTGAGATCGATACCAGGAGGTGGTAGGCTAGGAACACGAACGAAACTCTTCGTTATCCGTCGGTCCCCACCGGAATAATCACGATCTGTGACGAAACCGGCTATGTTTGCGTTTCGCGGAACCCGTTCTGTTGTAACCGTAGTCTCAATAGAATGGAATTCCGCCAGCGTGTTAACACCTGCCTTTGGTGTTAATGCCTGTATATAGTCGCCTAGGTTGGTAAACCAATCAACGACAAAAGAGTACGGGACAACCTCCCAGAGGGAGGCCGGGACATCACTCAGACGAAAACCATAAACATCCTCTAGTCGGATTTCGTGTTCGTAAAGAACACCAGCCCGAATCTTTTGGACAACGGTCGTCGTCGTAGTGAAGGAGGTATTTACACCTCCGTTCGACCCGGTCCACTCATGGACCGCCACCCCCTCAGCAACACGCGTTGCGCGTGCAGTGGAACGGGGTTTGTACGTCTTACTTAAGGACTGAACAATGGTATCCATCTCCATAAGAAATGGACGCCACCCGAAGCGCGCCTCTAACCATGAGGCTGCTGCGACTTCGTGAAAAGGCTTCTTAGTTTTCTTCCCT